GAATCTGCGGCGCCACGCATCTGATCGATGTAGATTGCGCTTGTGAAGAAACTTAACTGCTCCTCCTTGCCTTCGAGAGAAGAATCACCCTCGACGGGCTGCATGTTGAGCTGCATACTCAACTCAAATGTGATCTGTTCCCCCGCGTCTTTCTCCAGGTCCGTCAACTGCTGGATCGGTCTGGTCGCGGGTTCGCCTTTTCCCATCCATTTCCGAGTGAAGATTGCCTTACGGCCCACATCGACCGCCAGTGTGCCCGAATAGCGCTTGACGGCCTTTTGGTCATTCAAACCTATGATGGTTTGCGCCATGATACTCCCTCCCTTTCTTAGATTTTTTGCCGTCGTTAGGCTGTTCGTGGCTATACATATTTATCCTCTAAACCTGAGATCGTTTTTGTCGGTTTCTTCCGAGTCTGTTCCCTCCCTTCTCTCTGGAATAATCTGTTGCTGAAACACTTTTATCGGTATCGATTTGTCGGCCCGGATCTGGAAAAGCTGAAGGTTTCCCTTCTTCCATTCGAAACAAATTGAAATCTCCTTCTTGCAACCTTCCCTCATGGCCGATAAGTCAAATATCAATTCATCGGTCACATTCAAAAGCTTCGTGAGTGCCATGGTTCACCTTCCGGCCTCGTATGCCTCTTTCTGCGCGGGCGTCAACCTTTCGAGAGCTGATTCAAGGGCCTCTCCCCTCAACTTGTCCAGGGCAGCAAAGACACTCTCGGTCGTTTGCCGTTGAGCTTCCGGGACATCGGTGAGGGTCTTGTGGTCGGGAAGTTTCGCCGGGGGCTTCTCAACTATCTTCTTCTCCGGTTCTACCGCCGGTGCCTGAGCCTTCCCGAACTGCTTCTTCACCATACGGTCAGCTTCGACCAAAAGTTCCATGTGATCGTAATTGGAAGAGAGCTTCTTAATCGCGGCATTGAGAGCACCATAAAGAAGATCTGCCCCATCCCCGGTCAAATACTCCTTCCGGGCCTGAAAGAACCGCGCCTGTTCCTTCTCCCATGTGACGTTATCCCTGGTGGCTTCCCTCGTGGCATTTACTCTCAGGGTATGCTCCCCTATGAGTTCATCCCTTGCATCCTCGTATCCGGCCTGGTCAATGTCCCCGTCATTCAGTTTCTTTCGAAGTTCCTCAATCTTTGCCTGAACATCAGGTGGCCTCTTCATGCTGAGGGCGGGGAGTTCCGAGTCTGCAATAACAGGCCTGAAACGGAGAAGATCGGTGTCGGAGACGTTTTCACGTGAAACCTCTTCACCTTTCTTAGTTGCCGCTTCTGCAGCTACCTTGTCGGCTTCAATCTGTTCCGGTGTCTTGCCTGACGCCTTGGCTGCTTCTTCTTCGGCCTTCTTCTTCGCTGCTGCCTCTTCGTCAGATTTCTTTTTGACTTCGGCCTCTTCCGCCGCCTTCTTCTCGGTCTCCAACTCTTCCGAGGTCTTGGTTTCCCCTGCCAACTCCTTCAACGCGGCCTCGTCAACCTTCTCTTCTTCCTCTTCCTCCCCGTCCTTCTCGGCCTTCTGGTTGGCAAGAACACCCTCTTTCTCGGCATCGGACAGGTCAACCCATTCGTCCTCGGTGAAACCCTCGGGCACCTTTTCTTTCTCTTCCTCTGGGAATTTCAGTTCTTCTTGTTCTCCTGCCATGGTTCGTTCCTCCTTGGTTGGGGCAACAAAAAAGGGGCAATCAGTGTGTCGGCACCGACATGCCCCTTTCTCGTTCTTGCGTCTCCGTCAGCCTGGCCGAGCCTCGGGAGAACCCCTATTTAATTTTCATCACCCGATCGTGAAACTCTTGAACCCCCCGCCCCTGATCCCGATATAGAGGAATCCGGAATAAAGGGCCATACTCAGAACGTCCCCGCCGACGTTCCCGAGAAGCGTCAACGTCTGGGCTGCCGTCCGGTACCGGTAGACGTTCCCCTTGTTTGTCCCGAGATACATGGTCCCAAGACCACTTTCGACCACATCAACCGTCGAAACGACCTCTTCCGTTAAATCTTTCAGTTTTACCTGAGTTCCTGCTGCCATTGTCCCAACCTCCCCTCTTTATATTTTGACGATGCGATGAGCGCAAAATCCTTCAGCAAAATGCCCGTTGCCGGGAATTAGGGACCCAAAGAATCGATTTTGCGCTTCCATGATTTCCATAAACTTCGGGCGCCTTTCCATCTGTGACTTGAACACCGATACCAGCTTTTTCTTAGCTTCAATGTCAATAACTGCAAGATAATTCGGATAGTAAGAATGAGAAGTAGTGCAAAGATACCGAAGAACTGTAATCTGAACATTTCGGGATACCGCATATCCCACCTTCGACGCAAAGTTGTGGTCCTGGTGATAATCGGATTCGAACGGAAAATAGAGGATGGTTGGTTTAATCGCATCCAACTGAAACACGATACTCTCAATCGACCATGGATGGTTGAAACAAATCAACACTGCGTTCCAAAGCAAACGACAAGACTCTCGCTGTTCTTCAAGCCTTATATTGGATGGGCCACTCAATTCTTCATTGGCTTTCATGACAGCAATCGAGAGACTATCTTTTTCTTGAATATGTCTAATCAGAGTCCCCCCCATGGCTAATTCCACGTCGTCAAAATGGGCGCCTATTGCCAACACTCTTTCCATCATGAATACGCCTCTTCCCAACTCCGGTATTCGCCCTCAATGGCTGTGAACTTGAACCGAATCCCGTTTCTTCTCAACTGGTTTTTCACTCTCTCGCTCTCTTCCGTAGCCGGTCCCTCGATGGTCCTACCCTTGATGTCGAAATAGGTATCCCCACAGATCACGACCTCGGATCTGTTTACTTCTTTTATAGAAATCCCTTTTATCCCCAACCTCGCTACTGCATCGTGATCCTCGACGGGATAGGCGTTCTCTTTCAGGACCTTCACCGGTATCCCACCGGCCAAACAACCAGAGGGTAGGTTGCAGTTCACGAGTGACATGGCAGCGACGACCACGTTATCACCTATTTGAGTGCCAGGGTTCACCCACGCATGAGGCAACCAAACCCTGTGGCCTATCTTCACGCCTGCCCATTGGACCGGGAAGCCCTGATCACAAGGAAGATAGGCACCATGGGTAAAGATTCTGCTCCCCACTCCCACGCCTACCTCTTCCCCACATTCGACACCCCGGGCGATATTGACCTGAGAGAATTCCCCCATGTGAAACCAATCCCGGGCATTCAAGAAGGCTCCCTTGTCTTTGCACGATCCTCCACCTATCCGGGCATAATGATCAATGTATGATTCAGTTCCAAGCACCACCGAGTTCCCTTCCACCCTTGCCCCAGACCTTATGATGGTCCGATCCCCGATAAACCCTCCTACCACATCAAAAGTAACGCCCTTCTCTATCAAGACATGCCTTCCAAATCTACAACCAAGATATTGAAAGTCATTGTCGTTCTCGTTGATCAGGGCATCGTGGTCGAAAAAAAGGCTCATGGCATTATTCCTATGCCGGTAGTATGTTGCCAGTTTCTTCCTCTTAATATTGCATTTATTGTCACACGACTAACTCCATACTTATCTGCAATCTTTTGTTGAGAAAGATTTTCTGAATTATAAAGATGAACTATTTCATCCACCTCATACCGTTTCAGGATTGACGTTGGGTTCATCTCTCCTTTTCGATCTCCGTTACGGCACCTCCCCTTGTTTACCATATCGGTATGGTTATCGGAATTTGTTCCCAAGAAAAGATGATCAGGTCTAACACATATTGGATTATCGCAACGGTGCAGAGCTTGAAGCCCCTCTGGAATAGGACCGTTATGGATTTCCCATGAAACTCGATGAGATAGAACGGCTTTCCCATTCATACTAATCTGGCCATAACCTCTATTGTTCAAACATCCCTTCCAATGCCAACAGTTTTCAGTCTTTTCTACTTTTTCCCAAAATCTTTCTTTTATGGGTCTTCCAATGAATCTCCCATAATTATCCTTAGTGTGACTACTCATTAGACTCGCACCCCCTGACAACAATCTACTCTTGTACATGGAAATCCTATTTCTTCAAAGCGACCTTCCTCTAACTTCTTAACAAGATCTTTTCTGCGATTAGATTTTGCAATTTCATACAATGAGTCTTCGTTAACATTTCCAATCACGAGTTCGTTTCCTACATCGAAACAGCACGCATAGGCATCACCTTCTGGATTGATGTAGGCGACATGCTTTACCCGTTCAAGATTAGGGCATCTAAAAGGTCCCGACCTCGGATACCCTGAATACCGCTCTGCCCAGAAGAGGACAGAATCGATCCCGACGGTATCAGATAAAGGATTGAGTATCGACTTCACCTTGAGCAATGTTAGTTCCCTATCCTCTGGGTGAAGAGGTTCCTTAAACTTTGCTGGGGGCCTCACATACTCTTTCATCACGGCATTGTAATAGGTGGCCTGAGTGATGATGTGACCAAGGAGCTTTATGGGAGACTTCATTGAATCCCGGATCTCGATAAACCTTTTGATGTTATTCTCCACCGTCTTCAAATCAAGCCCCTTAACGGCCTTATAAGACTCCGGAGTAACCCCATCGATATTGAAATGAATCGAACCGGTAAGATTCTCGGTGATGATAACGAGGGCAATTTTCTCGGTGATTAAAGAGAAATTCGAGAACAGTGTCACCTCTAATCCATGAGCCCGTACAGTTCTGAGAATATCCAGAATGTCAGGGTTCAAGAATGGCTCCCCATTCTCGGCGCAGGCAGCATGAACCACGGGATGTTGGGCTTTGAATTCTGGTTTGGTGACTTCTTCCATGATTCTCTCAACCAGGGAGACCGACATAAACCTTTTGTCTTTCTCGACGGTCACAAACGACCTCGGACAAAAGAGACATGATGCGTTACAAATGTTGCTCACTGCTAGATTCACTTCTCGTATCTCCATCAACTTACTACCCGCGTTTTGGCATAAGCCAATTCTTCTTCGAATGTAAAAACTAGTCCCTTTTCCATCGTGAGTTTACGGACATCTTCAGGGACAGTTTCATTCCAGATCCGATATTCCCTTTTTAACCACCAAGGGACCTTCATAAACTCATTCTCGGTGATTCCATGCTTTACAAAGTTTTTCGAAACGGTTCCGGCCCAATGATGGTAAAAATACGCCTCTGACTCTGAAGGTCCCACATAGGTATATCGGTGAGGCAATCCTACGGAATTCGCCTCTGCATCCTCAACCATGGCTCCTGGCAATCTAATAACTTCCCATTGCATCTCTACCCTATTCGAAATCCAGTTCCCTGGCTCTGGGACCCAATGATCCCTCTCAAAAGGATAGACATTCCCAAACCCTCGACACTCCAAGAATGGCCCCCATTCTCCCATGGGTATCATTTTCCCAGCGGTGTCTTTATATTCAACGGCTAGATCGATCCGCCTTGACATATTCCTTCCGTAGCAAACCGCTAGGTCTTTATTCGAAAGACACTCGGCCTTGAGATTCTTTAGAATAGAGGTTCGGTAAAGGGCTCCGGCCGGACTGATGTAATGCCTCCAATCGTCTATCCCGATCGACCAATACCAACCAATGATCGCAACATAGGGGTCTTTCTCGAATGACAACATCCAATCGAACCAATGATCTCTCATCACCTGAACATCACTTTCAAAGGCGATGAACCATGGAGTTTCGACAAGATCAATGGCCATATCTAGGGCGACCTGATGACCGGCAATGTTCGGATCCCGGGGTTCGATAACTTTTACTCCTTCCCCGAGTCTCGTTTCGGTCAGAGCCTTTATGGAAGGATGACCCACGCTGTTGTTCACAACCAGAATATCGAAATCGGCCTCGTTCTTGTGAGTCTTCAGTGAAGCCACGCAAATCTGAATCCAACGCGGTGAAAACGCATGTGGGATCACAACCGTTCCAATTTTACCCATCAATCTCCTCGAATCTCTGAACGACCTTTCCTGTTCGTGTT